ATAAATTCTGAGAACTGGGCGGATAGAGCCTAACCAGCAAATGTGCCTAAGGGCCGTTTGTGTCAAGAGACATTGACAACCTCACCTGAGTGTCAGGGAATGTCAATTGACGAATCTATCGGTGAGTATACACACGAGTTTAAAACTAAAAGATTTTAAGTAGAACAAATATATAAAAATGGAAAGAGAGAAGCTCAGGGTATTATTTAGGGGGTGGTTTTTGCAGCATAGTTATGGGATCGTTAATTGTTTTCAGTTACTTAGTTTAATGAAGAAATTTAGTAAAGAGATTGAATTTTTTGTTGAAGAAATGGAATACTATAGACCTGAATGGGAATCTACAAAGAAAATGGTGTTTGGAGAAGAGAATAACAGACGATTGGAGTCAATCAAGAGGTGGACCGGGGAGGATGTTGATTTGGTTTATAGTATAACATATCCATATAATATCAGTAACGTAAGTGTGAATGGTAAAGATGTTCCTAAATGCGTATTTTTTACATCTGAGTTTTCAAATTTAGATCACAAGTATTTTTGTTTTGACAAGAGGAGTTTTGCTAGTAATGAGGATATATCTCGATATCTTGAGATGCATCCGGAGATTTATTTTACGTCTCCGTCGGTGTGGAGTAGTGGGGGGGTTGTGAGGTATGGTATAAATGAGACGAGGAACAGAGTGATTACACACGGGGTTAACTGTGATATTTTCAAAAAGCATGAAGATTTGTGTATTCGGAAACAGTTACGGGAGTTTTACAAGGTAAAGGATACGGATATTTTAATGTTGAATATTGGTGCCATGACACAAAATAAAGGTATTGTATTAATGTTGGTGGCTCTTAATGAGCTTGTGAACAAGAGAGGACATAAGAATTTCAAGTTGTTGTTAAAAGGCACCGGGGATTTGTATACATCTAAAGCCTTTTTAGAGGTTTATTTCGAGCAGTTGCAAAGGGAAAACCGAGTAACCAAGAACGAGGTTGGTATATTATTACGGGACAACATTATATTTTCGGACAAGACTATTTCATACGAAAGAATAAACGATTTGTTCAATGCTGCAGATTTATACGTGTCTCCGTATTTAGCAGAGGGATTTAATCTTGTTCCATTGGAGGCATTGTCAGCTGGCTTGCCTGTTTTGGTACCTGAAACGGGAAGTACAAAGGAGTATATGAGTGATCTGTTTAGGAATGGCGGAGAGCGATACATTACTTACGTAAAATCACGGGTTGTGATGTATAATGATAATATGAAGCAAAATGAAATTAATATTGGTGATTTAGTTTCGGCATTGGAGTCGAAAATGGAATCATATACAAACGATAGGTGGACATGTCATGCTGAGTTGCGGTCATATATTGAGGAGAATTATAGTTGGGATAAGGTTGGTGAGTATCTGTATGAGTATTTTAGGTACATTGTGGATGGTAAGAGATAAATAAATTTCTTAGACTAATGTAAGAATGGATGTTGTAATCATTATTATATTAGGATTATTAGTAGCAGGGATAACAATGATAGTTAGTAGTATATTGGAGTATAAGCCTCGGGTGTATATTGAGCATGACAAAAACGAGAAGACAGCAGAGGTGAACACGTTGGATGTGCAATTTGGGGCGGATAATTATCCGAGCAAGGTTCATGATGACATGTTTGCCAAGAGCTCGCCGTGGATTGGAGGGTATGATATTGGGAATGGCAAGACATATGTTGTGGAACGGAATAAATAAATAGTATAATTATAGAAACATAATTTATGAAATAACAGTAAAAAAATATGATTGAGGAGGAATTTGACAAGCTGCTTGCAAAGGAATGGATTGAGGAGGAAAAGGAATTAATTGAGAAAATAAGGGCTGGACTTGTATATTACAAGCGTTTGATTCCAAAGTCATTAACGAATGATGTTATAGCCGCGTTGCAGCTGTGCAACAAGCTAAAAGACAAGTTAGCGGACTTGGAATCAAATGTGTTAAAGGAATAATTTCTTTTGGCAAAAGAATGTGAAACGCAATTTTGCGTTCATTTTTTGTCGGTATGTGATAATTTTTATAAATAACCGCGAATTCGCGTTTATTTAATTTCTTTTATAAAAGTATAAAAACATGGCGAGCTTATTTTTCAATCAACCAATTGTCATTTTAGACACTACTAATGCAGTTGGTGTCACTTCTGGATCTTTCATTATTCAAGGAGGCGCATCCATTTCTACTGATCTTCACGTAGGAGGAAACTGTGTCATCTCTGGAGCATTAACTGCAGGATCATTCACTGTCGTTAACTTGAGTGCTGACAAAATTACTGTCGGAACTCTGCTCGGAAGTTCTGGTTCAATTGCAACCTTTTCTTCTGGAAATACTATTCTTACTAATGCAACTGTTGGAGACGCAGTCATTACCAACCTCTTAAACACTAACTTCACCTCTTCCAATGCTGCAATCGCCCAACTTCTCTCTACTAACATCACAACCACAACTCTTAGAACTACTGATGCTGTTGCTTCCAACATCACTTCCTCCACTATTAATGCAACCGGTATCACTGGAGGAGCGCTGTATGTCACAGGTGCTGCTAAAGTTGACACTGGTATTACAACTGGAGCTTTGAATGTCACCGGTGCTAGTGTTCAACACGGAGGTGTCACGGCTGGCTCCCTCTACGTTACTGGAGCATCTGTCATGGACATTGGTCTCACTGCTGGATCTCTTAATGTCACGGCTTCTTCCGTTCTTCATGGAGGTGTCACTGCTGGATCTCTCAATGTCACAGGTGCTAGCGTTCAACATGGAGGTGTCACTGCTGGCTCCCTCTACGTGACTGGTGCTTCTGTAATGGACATTGGTCTCACTGCTGGTTCCCTCAATGTGACTGGCGCATCTGTTCAACACGGAGGTGTCACAGCTGGTTCTCTCTATGTTACCGGAGCTAGTGTTCTTGACAAGGGTGTTACTGCTGGCTCCCTCTACGTTACTGGTGCTTCCGTCATGGACATTGGTCTCACTGCTGGTTCCCTTAATGTTACTGACGCTTCTACCCTTCATGGAGGTGTTACCGCCGGTTCCCTCTACGTTACTGGAGCATCTGTTATGGACATTGGTCTCACTGCTGGTTCCCTTAATGTCACCGGAGCTTCTACTCAACATGGTGGTGTTACTGCCGGTTCTCTTAATGTTACTGGCGCTTCCACTCAACATGGTGGTATTACTGCTGGTTCCCTCAACGTTACAGGAGCTTCCCTTCAACATGTTGGTATCACTGCTGGATCCATTCATGTAACTGGCCAATCAATCTTTTCTGATGGTATTACTGCAGGAACTGTTCGAGCTACTTCTACTGCAACATTCCTCAGCACTGTGGACATCTCTGGAGATTCTCATATCTCCAGCACTACTGCAAGCACAAGTGCCTCTACTGGTGCATTAGTTGTTGACGGTGGAGCTGGAGTCGGAGGGTCTTTGAATGTTGGAGGTAGCGTTTCTATTGTGGGAGACCTTACTGTTCTTGGTATGACTACTACCATTGATTCTCAAACTACTACTATCGAAGATAACTTGCTTGTTGTCAATGCTGGACCAGCTGCTCTTGCTGATGGTGGTCTCCTTGTTAAACGATACACTGATGGTACTGCCGGAAGCGTGAGTTATGCAGGTATCTTCTACAAAGAAGCAACTGACGAATACACCTTTGGTCTAACTGAATCTGATCCAGGCGCATCCCCTGTTTTGGTTGATAAACTCATCCCTATTCGTGCCGACTACATTGGACTCAACAACACAGTTGATGCAACTGGTCTTGGAACCGGTGGTGCTATGACTGTTCTTGGTGGTGCAGCTATCTCCAAACGTTTGTTTGTTGGAGGAGATGCAATTATTTCTGGTGCTTTGACTGCCGGATCATTTGCTGTAGGAGATTTGATTGCTACCAACATTACAACTGCACAGCTTCAAGCCAATGTGGGTGTCACTGCAGGGACAATCTATGTAACTGGTGCTAGTTTGCTTAATGGAGTGACCACTGGAGCCATTTTTGCAGGAGCTGACGTTTACATTAGTGCGGGTCAAACTGTTAGTGGTTTTGCTTCCATTCATGGAGGTCTCACTGCTGGTTCCCTCAATGTCACCGGAGCTTCCACTCAACATGGTGGAATTACTGCAGGATCCCTCAATATTACCGGTGCTTCTCTCCAACACGGAGGTGTTACTGCTGGATCCCTTTATGTTACTGGACCTTCTGTAATGGACATTGGTCTTACTGCTGGATCTCTTAATGTGACTGGAGCTTCCCTTCAACACGGTGGTATTACTGCTGGTTCTCTCTATGTTACTGGTGCTAGTGTCCAAGACAAGGGTGTAACTGCCGGATCACTTAATGTGACTGGAGCTTCCCTTCTACAAGGAGGTGTTACCGCTGGTTCTCTCTACGTTACTGGACCTTCTGTCATGGACATTGGGCTCACCGCTGGTTCTCTTAATGTTACTGGCGCTTCCACTCAACATGGAGGTATTACTGCTGGTTCCCTCAATGTTACCGGAGCTTCCCTTCAACACGGTGGTGTCACCGCTGGGTCCCTCAATGTTACTGGAGCATCCGTTCTTCACGGAGGTATCACTACTGGTGCTCTTTATGTTACTGGAGCATCTATCATGGACATTGGCCTTACTGCTGGTTCTCTGAATGTTACTGGTGTGTCTATTCTTGCAGATGCATCCATTACCAGAGCTACTGTCACAAATCTTGTCAACAGCAGCATGACTGTAAGCAGTGCTTTGATTACCGATGTTGTCAACACCAACATCTCCACTACTAATGCTGTTATCTTTAACGGTGCTATTACATTTTCAACAATTGGAAGCTTGGTTGCTACAGATATTTCTTCAGGAAGTGCTACAGTAACCACTGCAACCATTGGTACTGCTCGTATTACTGGTTCAAGCACTGGAAGCGCATTTATTACAGATGGTGTGCTCACCAATGCTTCTATTACCAATGCTTCCATTGCAAGCCTAAATAATACTTCCATCACTTCTGGTGGAGCTGTGATTACTAATATTAAGGGTACTCTTGCAATCATCACAAATGAACAAATCACTAACAGCACAACCACTAACTTTGTCAACACTGCCGCTTCTATTGGTTCCTCTGTGGTTACCAGCTCAAGCATCGGAACCCTTCGTGTTAGCGAAACCAGTTACCTTGCAGGAAACGTGACTGTTGGTTCTAACCTTACTATCGAAGGACCATCAATGAAGATCCCTGTTGGTGATACTGCAAGTCGACCAGCTGCACCAACACAAGGTAACATCAGATACAACACTGAATACTCTCAATTTGAAGGTTTTGGTGCTGGTAATGCTTGGGGCTCTCTTGGTGGAGTTGTTGATATTGTTCAAACAACTAAAATCTTGGCATCTGCAACCCCTGGAATCACTGATGGTAATCTGTACTTCTATAACGTTGGTGCTGAAACCATGAGATTGAACAGTGCAGGAAATGTTGGTATTCGCACCACAGCACCTAACTACACTCTTGATGTCAATGGAACATTCAATGCTGGTATTGGTGTCACTGCTGGTTCTCTCAATGTTACCGGTCCTAGTGTTCAACACGGAGGTATCACTACTGGTGCTCTTTATGTTACTGGAGCATCTATCATGGACATTGGCCTTACTGCTGGTTCCCTCAACGTCACTGCTGCTTCTGTACTTCATGGAGGTGCTACTGCAGGATCTCTCTTTGTGACCGGGGCTTCTATCTTCAACAATGGTCTTACCGCTGGTTCCATCAACGTTACTGGTCCTAGTGTTCAACACGGAGGTATCACTGCTGGTTCCCTCAACGTTACCGGTGCTAGCGTTCAACATGGAGGTCTCACTGCCGGTTCTCTGAACATTACCGGAGCATCTGTCTTACACATTGGTATTACTACTGGTGCTTTGTATGTCACTGGAGCTTCCATTATGGACATTGGTCTTACTGCTGGATCTTTGCATGTTACCGGCGTGTCTACCCTTGCTGACGCATCCGTTACACGTGCTACCATCACCAATCTCGTAAACTCCAGCATGACATCCGGTGCTGCTCTTGTCACCGATGGAACTATTACCAATTTGACTTCTTCCTCTGCAAATATTCTAGGTGCAACCATTGGTTCCCTTTCTGTAACTGACTTTGTTGCAACCAACATTACCTCCAGCAACATTATCTGTAACACAAGAGACATTACCCCAAGCATGGGAGATATTGTCAAAGAAGTGAGCTTTACTGCCGCTAACGGTGTTTCAAACACTTCTATTACCGGATTTGCTTTTGGCAATGCTACAGTGAGAGCCTTTAATGCTCTTGTGTCAGTTTCCATTATTAAATCCTCTGGTACAAACTTGTATGCCAATTACGAACTTAAGGGTCTTCAAAAGGATACTGGTTCATGGACTATCAACAGCTCTTACATTGGTGACAACACCGGTATTGTATTTACAATTGATAACGCTGGACAAGTCAAGTACACAAGCTCTTCTATTGGTAACTTCTCTACTAACACCATGAAATTCAAGGCCAACACTACAACCTTGTAAACTTGGTCATGTGAATTATATCTATGATTCTTGTCGCCCATTTATATATCTATTTAATTACATATTTGTAAATATTGTAATTAACACACCTAGAGATTGAGTTGCTTGAAAGCATTCCTCATAACTTCTAATTCTTTTGCATTCAACGTTTTTACAGGGTAATCTATTCTAAATATTATATTCAAGTTTCCCCTTGTACCATTACATGATATGCCTCTTTCAAAAATTGAGTATTGTTTATTTGGATTTATAATCCCAAATCCCGCAGTATCAACAACGAACTGCCCGTCAAAATGATCAATTTCAATACTTTTACCAATTATAGACTCCTCTAATGTCAAATTTGTAGTATATGTCAAGTCGTTCCCCTGTCGTAGGAACAGAGGATGAGGTTCGACCTCAACAGTGACAACTAAGTGACCAGGGATGTCAGATGACTTTTTAGCTTGTTGACCCCAATCTTCAAAAACATATTGTTTTCCATGTTCGACGCCTTTGTGTATGGTGATTTCTATTATTCGTTCTTCCAAAATTTTTGTTTTTGAATGACATTTTGTGCAAAAAGTAGCAGAATGAAAAAACTCACCGGTGCCTCCACACTTGTTGCAGTTATGGCTCATAATTTGAGTAAAGGGTCCAATCTGAACAGCTCTTTTAATAGATCCACTTCCATTGCAAGAGGGGCATGTTTGTACACACCCTAAGCATAATCTTTCCCTTGTTACCTTTATTCGCTTCACAGTGCCAAAGTAAACATCCTTTAGTGATATTTTACAAGCGTAATAGTGATTTGTCATATTTACAGGTTGCCGTGTTTGTTGTTGGTGGTGATGGGTCTGAAAAAAAGGACGATTGAAATCCCCAAATTCAAAAGGGAACTCCGGTTGCGGAGAATCATATGCTCTCTTCTTTTCGGGGTCAGATAGTGTCTCGTATGCCTTTTGGATTTTTTGAAATGTCTCCTTCTTACCTCCCTTATCCGGATGATGCTCTCGGGCCAATTTTTTGAATGCTTGTTTAATTTCATCACTACGAGCAGATTTGTTTACATTTAAAATCTTATAATAATCTTCATTAGACATTCTGTTAATGTTTCTAAATAATATTTTTATTAGAGTTTAACTTGCTCGAATAAAATTTTAAACAGTTGTGGTCGTTGCTCGAAATTTAAACACCCCTGAAACCCAAGACGGCATATTGCTACTAGTATACCTTATTTGTCCTGATGATGTTATATCAAATGTGATTCCGGTGTTATCTCCCACTTCCGAGACATATAATACCCATCCTGTTCGCTTCTTTATACCCTTTAATTCATATAAGCAGTCGTATTCATCATTTGTCGTAGTAATTGTTACACAACAAATTCCTGAGAATGATTTAATACTAGCATTTGTGAATTGGAATCCGGTAACATCTTGAGGTGAACTCTGATTATTTAGTGAATAGAATGTTTGTTCGCTTGCTATATCCCCTGTAGACGGAGTTATCTCAATATTGTTAACAACCAAGCCTTCTCCAACCCTGAGATTTTTGCCGACGGACATGCCCCCATAACTTACAATTGATCCAGATGAATTATTCAAGGAGGCGCCTGTGTTCATTAGGATAATAGAACTTAGATTTCCAAGCACAAGCTGATTATCATGATATATAAAATCATTGCTTCCTATTATTTGGTCCGTTCCGTTTCCTCTTAAAACAGCATAAGGTGTAAAATACGTGCTTCCCGTACCACCTTTGTTTACTGATAACGGCTTAAGTGAGGTCAAAGGAATATCTCTTACAACCTTAATAAAGGCATCGTGTGCATTTGTGTTTGTAAAGGTGAGGTAACCAATTGTATCAACTAGAGGCACCGTGTATATGTTAAACTTGACACCAGTCGAATCTCCTGTATATCGCGAGTTTATACTCCAAAACCCATTATAAAGCACGCCTTGGATTTCATATAGCGCATACTTTTCAACTGATGGCACATAAACGTATATTGACAAAACAAAATAATGATCCTTAGATCTTTGAAACAATAAGTTATTATAATCAATGACTGTTGGTGAATGTGTGCTAGCGGCCAATGTATAAGTGTTCTCGGATTCTAGGATGCTCATTAATTTGACTCTGATTCTATAATCATTCTCTGGGTTTGCATTTGTATACTGTAATTGAACCTGTGTTCCAGAAGAATGTACAGAAAAAGTAATACCAGTAACACTTCCAATAGATTGTGTATTCAAATCCCATGTATTATTTTTGTATACAATGCTACACATAAACATGCCATATCTGTCTGAACTCGTACTTGACACATACATGATAAATTTTACAGACTTTGTTTCAGAATTTAGGAATAATAACCCTGGAACATTTTGAGGAATGCTCACATTACCTAAAAGAACGTGGTCAATTTGTGAGATGTTTGATGTTTCTACACGCGAACTTATCCTGTACTTTATGTTGGTTGTGCCGAATAAGTTTGAGTTTATGTATTGAACAACAATTTTGTCTGTATACTTCTTAATCGTAAAATTGATACCACAAGGCTGGCCTGTGAGAGAGCTTGATATAATCCACTTTGAGCCTGCATCAAATCCACGTATTGTGTATAAAGCATAACCCAAGTTGTTGACATTTACGTAGATATTAGAGATAAAAGCTTTGGTAGACAGATCAAGATAAAATTCTGGAATATCGGTTGGAGTTGTTACATTGTTTGACAATGTGACATTATGTTCATAAAGTGGATCATCAACTATTGAGTTGAAGTCGACACTAGAAATAGCTTTATCAAGATATATTTTATTAACTGCATCGTAATCTTGAACAGGATCATGTACATTTGTGATTCTATTGAGAGATACATCCAATTGACCCCCAATGTAAACGTCCTTGGCAAATGCTGCTCCTCCATAAGATGTAAGAGTACCACCACTTGTAACGCTTGTTGCTGTAGATGTATTGTTTAGTACAATAAGGGACTCATTTCCAAGAATCAATTGCTTATCCTTGTAAACAAAGTCATCTGTTGCAATGATGGGGTTTGTGCCATCTCCGCGGAGAATTGCATAAGGCTCGAGGTAATCCCTCCCAGTTCCCCCCTTGCTCACGGACAGGGGTTGAAATGTAACGGGTATATTTCGTGTGTACTTGATTATCACATCAGTGTTTGTAATGTTGGTATATTGAATTTTCGCATTTCCATGAGCATCAGACAAAATACTAAATTTAATTCCAAGATTATCACCAATGTATTTAGAGTTCAGTTTCCATACGGAATCATGTATATTGCATGCACCTTGCAATTCATATAAAGCCGATTGTGTCCCGTTCTCGGCATATATGTTCATTTGAAAATAGTAATCATATGGAGTAAAGTGAAAAGTATCATTTGTTATCTCGGTCGGAGAGGTTGTATTCGCTAAAAGAGTGATAGAATCGGAAATGTCATTTATTTTCGCTGTTAATCCTCTTACAATATAATCGTCGGCACTATTTGTATTTGTGTAGTGGATTCCGCATGATCCCCCATTTGTGACTACAGTGAATGTTATATTAGATATTTCTCCAAATCGAACCGTATGCATTCTCCATTCTCCAGTTGTTTGAACGCAGCTCAAGAGGTACATTCCGCACACATTATCAGTAACACTTGATATGTGCAGTACTAGTTTAAATGAATCAATTGTCGCATTTTCGAAACGAAATTCCTGTATTTCTTGCGGATATATAACATTTGCATCGAGAGCCACATTTGTTTGAATGGAATTAGGTATTGTGTTGATTTGTGAAACTGTTGTAAACTGAATCAGAGTAGAGCCTGTAGTATTCTTGTTTGTGTATTGCAAAATGCCAAGTCCAGAAGAACTTCGTATGTCAAAATCAACATTTGTAATATCTCCAATAAACGTCTTTAGCAGTGACCACGAGTTATCAATACACTTATAACCATATAATGTAAACAAAGCATATTTACCATTACTGTATTGTACATATACTGTGCTTACAAAAGCTTGCACATAATCTGGATAAAATACTCCAGGGATGTCTTGGGCAACAACGACATTGTTGTTCAATGTAATAAATGTTGACCCACCATTCCCCTCTCCATTACAGCATTCTGAAAATAAGTTGTCCACATAAAGTTTGTTAACAGCATCCAAGTCCTCAATAGGTGTATCAACATTGGTTATACGCTGAACGTTCAAATCTAATCCTCCTCCAATATAAACGTTTTTTTCAAAGCTGGCTCCTCCAAGCACGTTTAGTGACCCCCCTGATCCAAGACCTGACGCATTACTTGTGTTTTTTATAGCTAATCCTGTTTTATCTAATATTAATGATCCGGAAGTTCCATTTGTTGTATAGGTTATTGCATCAAATCCTCGAATAGCTGTACCATTGTTGTCAGCAATGATGACTTGCCCTGTTGAAAAATTTCCTGAGACTCCTCCGTTTCCGTTAGTAAAATTGCTTAATTGATCGTCAACATACTGCTTTGATGCAGCATCTGTGCTCTGTTGAGGATATCCAACGTTTGTTATCTCATTTCCATTCACGTCTAATGTCCCTCCAATGTACAGGTTTTGGTATATAGAAGCACCTCCGCTTATAACGAATGACGCGCTTGTATCCGATGCACTTGTGGAGTTTGCAGTCGAATAGAGAAACAACTGTCCATCTAATGACAATAAATGACCATCAAATAATAATGCAGTAGATCCACTTACGGCATTTCCTCCTGAATTACCAAAAAGCACTTGATTCGCCCCAAATGAACCTCCTAAATTCCCATATGTTTTACTGTCTACATAGTACTTTGTAGCAGCATCAGAGTCATGTAATGGGTTTGCAACATTTTGTATAAAATTGTTTTGCACATTTAAGGTTCCACCAATTGTTACATTCTTGTCAAAAGTCGCTCCACCTCTCACTTGTAATGCTCCAGATGTAGAAGATTCCGATGGTTGTGTACTTGATAAAACCAATCCGATGCTGGCGTTTATTGATGTCTCATTTACTGTAAAGAAATCATACCCTCGTATCATATCGCCATTGGAATCTGCAATGATGACTTGTCCCGTTGTAAAGTTCCCAGACACTTTCCCAGCAACAGAATCAACATAATCCTTGTTAACAGCATCTAAACCATTTAACGGAGTTGGTACGTTTACAATAGAATTGCTGTTAACATCTAGGATGCCTCCTATATTTACCCTTTTCCCAAACGAAGCACCCCCAGCAACAGTCAATCCACCACCAGATGTTATACTTGTGGAATTTGATGTTGTCTTTATTAGAATACCTCCATCAATTATAAAGCTGGCTGTTGTGGTATCAATGCTGGGCTGCGTGTAAGGAACATAAATCAAATGTTTTCTTATAATAATGTCTTGAATGTTTATTCCATTATCAATATCGTATTCTTGAATTTTATTAAAGTACAATGTTCCCGATCCTTCCAATGATCCATCCCCTTGTAATATAGGGAGCTCAGCTGGCGCCAATGACAGATTTCCTTTGACAAGGAATCCTTCGAGATTCTGACCAAATCCAGACTCCATTAGATTATATATTAATCTAAACCTTACAACATTTAGACATTTTTATTATACGTTTCTAACGACCATAAAAATGATTAAACATAATAATTTAACTTTAATGACTTGAGTAAATACATACTTGTGTCTAATTTTGCAATAATACTATTGTAAAGCTCTTCGTTGAAAAATTCCTTTGTATATTTCTTAGATATAATGTCAAAGCTTTCTTCTGTAATTTCATAAAACGGTATATCAAGAGTTCTCAAATAATCAACAAAATACTTCATCCTCGTATGGCTATTGTTAATTATTACGGGAATCACCCCAAGGTATAAACTTTCCCAAAACCGATGACTCGAGATTCCATTTCCTCTTAATGCAAAACAAAAACGGTGCTCCGAGAGTTCATACAAATAATCCTTGAAAGGCTTCGAATCACTCAAGTCCCAGCATTTAGTTTCCTGTACACCTCTTAACACTTCTCTTCTATATCCAAAAGTATTTGGATTTATGTTCACATATATTGATTTGGTTTTCTTCTGAGTATATGTTTCTCGTATTGTTTTGTACAAAGAGAGTACGTCACCATGTTTCCACATTGAGTTAGCCAGACCAATTGGTAAGAAATTCAACTTGCTATGGTACGGATAGTCAATGTTTTGTGCAAATACCTTTACAATGTGCTCTGCATCTAGAATATTCTTGTATTGAGAGTCAAATGAATGATCAGAATTATGACAATATATAGTATATTGAATTTGTTTGTCTAAATTTTCCAATATTCTTTTCATAAAGTTTTCCAAAATATGCGTATAAACAAATAACTTTATATTCCGCGTTTGCTTTTCTAGACAAAAGTCTCTAAAATACTTGTTTATCTTTTCCATGTTGACACGATTCCAATCATTTACAATTAAAACTTCATTGGCAAAATTATCAAGATTTTTATGAAAGGCGTAAATTTCACGAGTTGTTATCACAAAATCGCATAAGCTGACAATACGATCACCTGTGACAATGTCTGCATATCCCGTGTCAAATACACTAGAAAATTGATAAAGTTGCTTAGAATGCACGTGGAGGTTAGCTACTAAGGAAATTTTTGTATCGTCAATCGGTTTGCATGTTATAAGCTTTATTGGAGCTTTGTGAATATCGGTTTTTACAGTCCCTTTTGCAAATACACAAGAGTCTGGTTTAAAAACACTTGTTTCGTTGATGAATCCTACTGTGTTATTGCGGAAAATGGCCTCAGGATGGTCAGCATGCGGAATGTTTCTAATATCAATTCCTCCTAAGTATTGCCCAATAGCCGCTCCATCATAAATATATCTATCGACTTCGGGAAAAATAGGAAAAAAATATGCGTTATTGTACAATCCGAGTATACTCATATCGTTCATAAATGTTGTAGAACTTTGAGTTGTTTCAGCAATGAATTTAGTCAAAGTTGTGCAACATTTTCCATCTGGAAAGTAGAGTAGACTAGGAATTACTCTATCGGGTGCATCTTTGACCATCCAAACTCGTTTTTCGGATGCCAAATCCTCTATATTTTGCTCATATATGTTGATAAATGGAATATACATCATAACATCATTTTCAATATGAAAAACATCATGGAGATGAAACATGTCAATGAGTGCGTTAATGTAGAAAAACCTCATTGTAGTAGACACCCAAAACCCATTTCTAAATTCAGCATCTACTTTTGATTTGACATTGTTCTTGTAATTAAGGAATGCATCATTCGTATCCAAGTATGTATTTAATGTGTTTATAGAAATGAGATTGATAATGTTATTAAATTGGAAAGGTGATTGTAAATATGAATTAATGTTGAAAGCCCGAATACGTGCATTAAATTCCGGTATAACACACTCGTCAAGAATGACGTAAATTTTTGTTGTATCTCGGTTGATGAGAATCGTTTGATATAAAGAGTCAAATAAACATTTTGGCAAGTCTTTTCCAATGTGAATGTAAATCAAAACAGGATTCATGGATACAGTTCTATATATGTTACTTTTAAATATATTATGGTGCACAAACAAACGTAAGTTTCTAAATATTACAGGTGTTTGTTTAAAAAAAATTTCTCGATGTACTCTAAGTAGATGTTCATACTACTCAGAGAAGAAGCAGAGAGCAATAGAGTGATCAATGTCCTTTTTGGGGATTCAGATCGCGTAAGGAAATGGATTGAAGACTATCTTCATTCTGAAATAAGAAGTTATGCATACATGCCATTAAAAAGAGATGAAAGGAACAGAAGTTACAGCTTTACATGTAATGGAGAAGATTCTTACAAGCTGATTAAATCATACAAAAAGATACATAGGGGGTATGTATACAATACTTCTGATCGAATTCAAGAGGTTGTTTGCACAATAAAAATATTGGATTACAAAAGTGAGGATTGTGTGTCCCGGGCTGAAAACGGAACTTTGTTGTGGAATGACATTAATGCTGAAATAAACAATAGAGTACTTAAGCAACTTGACAAGGATTCATTGTACCAAGTGATAATAGAAGTTCAAGACAGAATACCTTTTAGAGGTTCTTGGGATAAAGGCGAGTATACACAAATGGTGACGGAAGTTTTACAAGATTTTCGAAAAGAGTCATACAGTGCTGTGGTAAGACGCATGAAGCGTTATGGTTCTAAGAAGCCAAAACGGAGTTAATCAAACTCTGTATTGTGTTGCATATATCGATTGTATTCATATACTGCTCGTTCGTTATAAAACTTACTTCGTAATTGTTTTAATTCTATTGCTGACGTATTTTCAATATCTTGATCCGTGATGTCTCCGTGTATTTGAAAAGCGTTATGTATCTTGTCCAAATTACAAACTGATTGTACACTCTTTATTTCTTTTTCATCTATTTCTTTTGGTTCCGTGATTATTTCTATTTTTTCTATTTTATCCGCTACATCAGGCATTGCTATTCCCGTGTCCTTAAATGTCGTTTTGAAAATATTAATAACCCATTTCTCCACACTTGGTCCACTTAGGAGAAGCGAATCGTATTGTTTTAGTACGCTTGAAACATACTTTGTTGCATTATGACGATGTCTTCTATACATACACATCTGCTCTTGGATTTCGTGATACAACTGCGAAAATGCAATTGCTGCTGAAGAGTGTCGTTCACTTAGCTCTTCGTACTTGAGAAAGTTTTGCACAACAGATATAACTGTGATGATATATATAAGTACACGTCGAGATATTTCTATCAATATGTCATCACTGTTGGTTGGTATAATTGTTTCAGCTGATAGTGTTGTGCTTAAGATAATCTGAACAATACCTAATGTTTGACTTGTACTCTTATAGTATATAGCACTCCTTTCGTGCATCCATTTATAAGCTGCTGCATTTTCGCCTATTGAAATGATAATGCGTTCATTCTTATCATTCCAACAGTTGTTTATTGACATAATATCAAGCTTATGCTGAATATCAGATGAACTTATAGGTTCTTCGATTATTTCATCTATGTCGTCATTCGTTTTGGGCATACCACTTCGAGAATTGCTCTTTTTATTCAACAATTAGAAACCTATGTTTAAATTAAAACTTATCGAGGAGATATGATGCAAAATGAGAATAACTCAAAAATCATGGAGTAAAAAGATTAAAAGAGATGCTAACCGTAAAAAATTTAAAAATAATTTCTGAAGTAACAACATTATAATGAAGATTCAAAAGCGCGATGGATCTCTTGAGCAATTGTCTTTTGACAAGGTTATTTATAGACTAAAGAAGCTTTGTAACGATGCATCACTTGGAATTTTAAAGACTATAGATCCAGACGTGGTTGCACAACGTGTTGTGTCAAGTATGTATGATGGTGTGACATCGTGTGAATTAGACGAAGAGGGAGCTCGGATTGCCGTAAGCATGACGGAGAACCTTGAATATCAGAAATTAGCATCAAGAATTATTATTAGTAATTTACACAAATCAACAATTGAATGTTTTAGTGAAGTTATGGAGAATTTATATAATAATACTGACAAAGATGGCAAACCGATGCCAATCATTGCGGATGATGTAATAGAGGTAATTAGAAAAAATAAAGATGTGCTGAATTTTGCCATAGACTACAAACGTGATTACATATTTGATTATTTTGGGTACAAGACATTGGAACGGAGTTATTTGATGAAAATTCTCAACAAAGAGACAAACAAGATGGTTGTGGTAGAACGTCCTCAACACTTGTATATGAGAGTTGCTGTTGGGATTCACAAAGATGACATTGATTCCGTAATAAAAACTTATAATTATATTTCTCAACACTTTTACACACATGCAAGTCCAACAATGTTTAATGCCGGAACGCGTTTAGCAAATCTTAGCAGTTGCTTTCACGAGGATACTATAGTGGCAACTGTTAACAAAGGTCCTATGAAAATTAAAGATGTTGTTATTGGTGATCAAGTTATCACACATAAAGGAAATGTCAAGAAAGTTGTTCAATTACACAAAAATCCATTAAACGGGAGAAAATTTTATGAAGTAAACATTGCGAAATCAGCGCCATTAAAGGTAACGGATAATCATAAACTATGGGTTATGAGAACTGTAAATGAAGTAAAGGAAAAGAAAGAAAGAAAAAGAAGAATAATGTATGATATAGAATTTGTGAGAGAATTTTTAAAACAAGAAAATTGTGAATTATTGACATCAGAATACAAAAATGCAAAGACCAAGTTAGATTTCATTTGTATGTGCGGGAAACTTTCTAGTTCGAATTTCGAGAATATTTACTATAAAAACATTAGATGTAATGATAGGAAATGCATATATTCAAGGAGAGGAATTAATGAATCAAAAAACACATGTGCTCCACAATGGGTTTCTATTGAGGATCTACAACATGGGGATTATATATGTATTCCAAACAAAGTTGATAATTTCGAGTATAAAAAGACCATTGACCTAAAAGATTTTCAAGATATAATAGAGTCAAACAAAGACGGGAGAGTTAAATACGAATTCCATTGTAATGAGGACCAAGTTACTTTGAAAAGCACTTGGATTACAAGACAAACTTGGGTAAAGGATGATATAAATTGCTGGAAAAATCATTCAATAGTAAAAAGAATTTGGAAAATTGATAATAATTTTGCGAAATTCATTGGTGTATATTATGGGGATGGTCATATTATGACTAAAAAAGATACATTTGGAGAAACAGTAATTAGGGGAATTGGGATTACAATTCATAACATCAATGAAGACCTTGTAAAGTTTTGCATTGAAGTCGGAGAAGAAATGTTTGGTGTACATGCAACAATTCGAAAAATAAATGGACAAAATATTACTCAGGTTTTATTCAATTCTGCGTTAGTTGGAACGGTATTCAAACAACTGTTTGGTATTCATTTTAACGGTAAGAAGATATGGTCAGAAATGTTCAAATGGGACAAACATCTTGTGAGGAATATGGTAGAAGGCATTGTTACAACAGATGGGTGTGTTACTAAATCCAATAGTTTGAATATTAATATGTCAAATGTCGACTTTATGCGTGATTTGTATTATTTGATGAGAAATAACAATATTGATTGTTCTTATGGAACCCCACATAGAGCAAAGCAAGGGACTACGGATTATGTTCAGGTTAACATTCCTATCGGGGAAATATCAAAGGGTAATTTGAATAAATGCTATACAGATAACAGATTAATACATGATTTCATGAAAACATGCTCTAATCAATACACCCCAAAAATTTTCAATGGATTCAAATTCTTGAAATTTGAAAAAAAGACATTGTTAGATAAATGTCCAGACTACGTTTATACTCTTGGTGTAGAAGATGATCATAGTTACAATGTTGGTGGTATCATTGCAGAGAATTGCTTCCTTATAGGAACACATGATTCTATCGAAGGAATTTTCAAAACATTTACAGATTGTGGCAAAATTTCAAAGGTTGGTGGAGGAATTGGTGTCCATATTTCAAATATAAGGGCGAAAGGAAGTGTCATAAGAGGAACAAACGGAGTTAGCGATGGGATTGTGCCTATGCTTAAGGTTTATAATACGGTATGTTCGTACATAAATCAATCAGGACGGAGAAAGGGCTCGTTCTCAATGTACATTGAACCATGGCACGCCGACATTTTTGAGTTTTTGGACTTAAAGAAACCACAAGGACTTGATGAAATTAGGGCGCGTGATTTATTTTATGCGATTTGGATGCCTGATCTATTCATGAAACAATTAGAAAAAGACGAGGATTGGTATTTGATGTGTCCGGATGAATGCCCTGGACTGCAGGATGTTTATGGAGATGAATTTGAGGAGTTGTATTGGAAGTATGTAGAACAGAAAAGGTTCAAGCGAGTAGTAAAGGCACAAGAAGTTTGGATGAAAATTCTTGATTCACAAATTGAAACTGGTGTTCCGTACATTGGGTACAAAGATGCAGTTAACAAAAAGTGCAACCAAAAAAATCTAGGAACAATTAAATCTTCGAATCTTTGTATTGAAATTAGTTTATACTCTGATGACAAGACATATGCCGTATGCAACTTGTGTTCCATTGCTCTGCCAAAGTTTGTAGAATATGACAGTGATAACAAGCCGTTTTTCAATCACGAGAAGTTATTAGAAGTTGCAGAGTATGTTGTTAAACCAATGAACCGAGTAATTGATCATAATTATTACCCAACTGAAGAAACACGTGCTAGTAATTTTGCACATAGGCCATTAGGAATTGGTGCACAAGGTTTAGCTGATGTGTATTTCAAAATGAAATTGCCATTTGAGTCAAAACAAGCAGCACAACTTAATAAAGAAATTTTTGAGACCATATATTACGGGACTTTGCGAGGTTCTATTAAAATGGCAAAGGAGGAAGGTGCTTATTCTAGCTTTAAAGGAAGCCCTTTTAGTCAAGGCAAACTGCAATTTGATCTGGCTGCAGAATTTGACAACATAAGGTTACAAGAGTACCTTTCTGGAAGATATGATTGGAATTCTCTGAAGGAGGATCTTGTCAAATACGGTGCTCGTAACAGTATGTTAATGGCATTAATGCCAACAGCAAGCAGTGCTCAAATAATGAACAATTCAGAAGCTTTTGAAGCTGTTGATTCCTGCATTTTCAAGAGAAGAGTTTTATCTGGAGAGTATATGGTAGTAAACAAATACCTTGTTGAAGATTTAGATAAGCTAGGATTATGGTCAGCGGAAATGAAAAATCGTATAATTGCACATGATGGGAGTATTCAGGCGATTCCTGAAATACCAGAGACTATCAAGTCAGTTTACAAAACTGTTTGGGAAATCAGTATGAAGACAGTGATAGAACAGTGTAGAGATCGTGGAGTTTTTGTAGATCAGATGCAAAGTATGAACTTATTCATGGCAAACCCAAATTACAAAAAATTGTCAAGTATGCATATGTATGCATTTCGAAACAGGCTGAAGTCAGGTATGTATTATCTGAGATCAAAGAGCTCGGCAAGTAGCGCAAAGTTTAGTATTGATGCCACAATGGAAAAAAAGATTAGAGAGAAACAAGCAAAAGGAGAAACATTGAACCGTCAAGAAGAAGTATTAATTTGTTCAATTGATAACAAAGATGAATGTATGGCGTGCTCAAGCTAATTTATACAACTATTTTCTTGTACATTGATATGAATAGAGATAACTTTATATCAAAGTTTAGTCAGGACACTGTGACACTTCGTTCATATGAAGAACACAGTGAATTGACAAGAGAGCATGTAGATTTGTTTGATCAACTGCTCACATCCTTGTTTCGGAGAAAGAAATATGCACATGACCAAAATTTATGGGAGGAGTTATACAAAAGATCTCTTTATTTTTATCAATTCGCAGATAATATAGAAGGCATTCCAACAATTTTTGTTACAAAACATAATGATGTTGTACCTTGGTACGCAAGTAGAGAGATTCATGGCATCAAAGACACCATATTCAGAGTCGACTCTCATAGCGACATGAACCCTGTCAAAAACAACCACGTGCTTCCTGAAATATATTCTGAGTATCTCTCTGGGAATAGAAAAGCTTTGGACAAGATTAACCAAATTGTATGGGATATTGGCGCGGCTCTTTCGGGCATCATATATACGATGGGTCCCCGCGACTTTGTTTGGGGTATTCCGTCATGGTTACCTGACCGTGACATATCAATAGAATACTTCCTGTCAGGAAGACGAGATAAATTCATGGTTTCTAATGACCCACAAGCAAATGATCCCACATGCGAGATTGTGTTTGCAAGTAAACCGATAGATTCGTCAATTGACATTCCCTGACAACCTCACCTGAGTGTCAGGGAATGTCAATTGACGAATCTATCGGTTAATATCAACAATGAATTTTTATATATTAAATGGATGAGTAGATTGACAAATCTCTTATGTCTTCTACATTTTTATCACCTGGGTCGGAAAAGTTGTCAAATTGATTTAATGTTCTGTAGTTGGAACTATTCTCGGTTGTAATAGGCAACGCAGTAGCCTCCACAAGATTGTTATCAGATGATGTGTTGTTTAATGTATCGATGTCTTTAATCTTTTGACCAAAAACAAGAGATTTTAGAGATTCATAAAATGGTAAAATACAAGACATTATATGTAAGGGGAGAAAAATTCTATATTAATTCGTTTTTTTTAATTTAGCACGTTATTACAAAGATATGTCTATACCTGTTGATTCTAGGCTCTACAAGTATGTGAAGAGATTAGCAGATCAGAAGTTTGAAAGCAAGACAGGTGTATACAAGTCAAGCTGGATTGTAAGAGAATACAAAAAGAGGGGTGGAAGATATAAGGGGGAAAAGAATAAAAAGTCTCTTTCAGGTCTGAAACGTTGGTACCGAGAAGAGTGGGTAGACCTAAATCGTCCAATACGAAACTCTAAAGGCAAGACGATTGGATACAAACCATGTGGAAGAAGTAATATAAGGAGCAAAGAGAAATATCCATTATGTAGACCGAGCAAACGCGTATCAAAGAGTACACCCAGAACTTATAAGGAGATTGGCAAACGGAGTTTGTCACGAGCAAAAAGAGATAAGCAAAGAGTGACACGCCACAAAAATATAAAATTTGGTGCCGGCAGTGTAAGGAGCCAATTTTATGGTAAAAAGAGCTCTGTTATGGTTACTGTTCCAGAAAATGTCAAGAAGATGGCCTTGTATGCATTTAAGCTAAAGAAGCTTGGTTTTAGAGGTGCTACTACAACAGGTTGGCGTCGAGCAAAGCAATTAGCAACTAAAGATAGCATTCCAATAGAAGATCTAAGGTATATGAGAGCATGGTATGCAAGACACGTTTATACAAGTTATCCCGGTTACAGAAGTTGGATAAAAAGCGGAAGGCCCAAAACAAAAGAGTGGCATAAAAAACATGCTATTATAAGTTGGCTTACTTGGTCTGGTGATGCGGGATTCAAATGGATTAACTCAAAACGTGTAATAAATATATTAAACAAACATTTCAATAAAGATTACAAAGAAATCAAACGTAAGAAATAAAAAGACATGAAGCGAGTTGAGTAGCATAACGCATTCAAAAAATCGAATTTTTTTATTTTTGTAATTTAAATATGGTATTTACGAGAAACCAGAAACGCAATTTTGAGTATGAAGGTGAAGATGGTGTTCTGGAGTCTGGTATAAATTTAGATATATCTAGAAAACGAACGAAACAACATGTTGAAACTGATGAAGACGAAGAATCCATAAAGTCCGAAGACATTGAAAGCTCGAATGACACCAGCAATACGTGCGATTTGGATACTGAGAATACGGTTGAAAGCAAGACACAAGCAACGAGCACATCACATAATTATGGTTTACACACTGGATTAAGAAATGTAGTAGCGCAAATAGTAAACACGTGTTTGCCAAAGGCCAAGAAACGTGATGAGCCCTTAGTGGAAACAGAATATGACAAATTCACTCAATACATAGATGATATTCAAAATGGTATGTTTTTTGAGCGTGTTCCACTAGAAGATGATCAAGACAAACTACGCGCTATGTATTCCGAGGAACAAATAAAAGAGTTAAATTCCGAATTGCAAAAATTAAGGGATACTTATCAGAATACTGCTCCAAGTGTTATGGATATATTAAAATTGCAGATTCCAAATACACATAAGAACAGATTACTTGAAAGGGTTTACACATATGCAAACGCTGATATTCTTACATCAGAATACAAGTCAAGTTTAAAATATCTACTTGAAAACATAAACAAAACCCAAGAACCTGAGCTGTTTGCTCTTGAGCAAGAAATCATTAAATGCGCTCAATCTGAAGAAGTATCTGACAATTACCGTAGAAAGATCCTTAAATCAAAAATGTCATTTGAAAACAAGGTGATAGCATACAAGAGACTTGAGGAAATGGAGCAATATGAAGACACGGATAATTCTGAATTTTCTAAATACAAGAATTGGATGGACAAGCTGCTTCGTGTGCCATATGGAAAGCATGTGTTATCACCATGTATAAATAGTAATACGTCCGATGAAATAAAGAGTTATTTACACAACATAAGAGCTGTTTTGGATAAGCGTTTGAGTTTTCTGGAAAAGCCAAAAGATCAGATAATAAACATAGTTAGTCAAATTGTCAGGAATCCTGATATTTCGATTAACGCGATCGGATTATATGGGTGTAGAGGTATTGGTAAAACTTCCGTAGCTTCGAGTATAGCAGAGGCGTTAGGCAGGCCATTTAGAACAATATCATTAGGTGGAGAGAGCGATTCAAGCATGTTGATAGGGCACAACTTTACGTATGTTGGATCAGGTCCTGGCAGGTTAATAGACATCCTAAGTGATACGCAATGTATGAATCCTGTTATCCTGTTAGATGAGCTTGACAAAGTTTCAGAAACTCATCATGGCAAGGAAATTATAGGATCATTAATACACTTAACTGATTCTTCAACAAACAGTAAATATAATTACGACCGTTATTTCTCAGGTATAGAATTTGATTTATCCAAGGTCTTGTTCATTTTTACATATAATGATCCAGAAAAGTTGGACAGAATTTTATCCGATAGACTATTCAAGATAAAATTAGAAAATTATACTACGGCAGAAAAACTTGAGATTGCTAATAAGCATCTTATTCCAAATACCCTCAGCTCATACAATTTCTCAAACGATCAAATTGTTTTTGATAAAGATGCTGTTGAATATATTATCAATGGGTCCAAAGATGACCAAGGGATGAGAGGAATTAAGAGAAAATTTGAAATCATTACATCTAGAGTAAACACACTAATGTTAACAGATCAAAATGAAAACATTGTAAAGTTAAAATATAAGAGCCTTTACCCGCATTATTCCATGTCATTACCCGTAACTGTCTTAAAAGAACATGTCGATATTCTGTTATTTGAAAGCACAAGCAATCCAGATGAGGATATGGGGCCACCCCCATCAATGTACATCTAATCAAATAGAAATAGGTACATTTGGCTTTTCCTGTTGTGGTTGTGGCTCTTGGATTTTGGGTGGGCGGCCTCTCTTCTTTTTTGGTGGATCAGCAGTAACGGGTGGAGTCTGTCTCAACTGTTCAGAAAAACTTTGAATTTCTTTATCTACGTCAACCTCGTCTGCGTCTTCTTTTTCTACTTTTGCGTTCTCGTCTTCGTAATCCAATTCCGATGACACGATTGATTCAACTTCTATTTCTTCTTCGTCATTTTCAGTCTCTTCAGTCTTTGTCATTTCCTCAACTTCTTGGACGGATTTGCTATACAGAGATGTTTCGTTTCTCATATAAACAAAAGCTGACAGTAGTAAATCAATACCAATTATGTAAATTACAAATTTGTTAAAAATGTACACGTACTCATTGTTGTAGAACATCATATACAAGTATATACATGCGTAAAAGACAAGTCCTACAGCTATGCTATAAACAGGGACATTTGAAGCGTTACAAATCTTGAGTTGTTGCAGAAGCATTTGCGAGATAATAAACATAACTTGTGATTATAATATTGTTATAAATAAAATGTCAAAATATAACGTAATTAACCGATAGATTCGTCAATTGACATTCCCTGACACTCAGGTGAGGTTGTCAATGTCTCTTGACACAAACGGCCCTTAGGCACATTTGCTGGTTAGGCTCTATCCGCCCAGTTCTCAGAATTT